TAACAGGAGCAAGCATGGGCGCAAGCCGGATCATAATATTAGGTTGGACCTGAATACGGTCCCCTGGGATTATTTCCTCACAAAGAATAGGTGTGAGTTTGCCCATTTTAAACGACATCTTGACTTCATGAGAGAGGTCAAAACGGGATTGTTTGGGCTTATTTAGTTGCACTTGGGTAAAAACATTCATCTGCGGCATGGTCAGAATCATTTATAGGTGAAGTAGATTTCCAAGAAATTTGACCGGAATCAATAGAACTTGGCGGAAGACAGGTATAAGCAAAAAGGGTTTGAGACAATGCTTTCATAAGAAAGGCACAGTCCTTATCAGTATTAAAATCAAAATCAAGCGCCTGAAAAGTATCAGATTCAGTTTCCCACTTATCGACAGAAACAGAAAGACCGGTTTCGTCAACCTTAATAATAACAGCGTGCTTAATCATAACCGAATTCCCCCCCTCGGAACAGTATAGGTATTAATACGGGAGCCACGACGAGGGCCACGGGAGCGATAACGAGATCTTTTTTTGTAACGCATAATAGAAGTTTTAAAAGATGAATAATTTAATTACCAAAAATGAGTTTTTCAATCAAAGAACGTTGAGCAGGCCCTTTTGCACGATTTTGTTGCCCAATGCTACGCAAAGACCCTGACGAACCGAGAGCCTCACCGCCCGATGTGATAAGTTTTTCAAGAACGGGCGCAAGCATACGTGACCACAATGGATCATTAAAAGTCATGTTGTTCTTACGCATGGCAATTTCCAACCTATTTAACACACCCTGTTGTTTTAACAGTTTAATGTTTTCGCTAACACGTGACATTTCCTGCTTAATAGCACTAATTTCAGCAGAGGTTTTAGCCCGACCAAGTTCAAGGGATAGACGATTTTCATAGGCGGTTTTCATCCGGTCAGCAGCCTCAGTGACAGAAGTAGCCAAAGAAACAGCATCACGAAAGTCCTTACGCAAAGACAAGTCAATATTAGTCTTAAGTTGACGCAAAGCCTCTTTCCGCATTTCACCAGAAGTATCGCGGAATTCAGTATCCAAACCAAGATCGAATTTCAGACGTTCAGTAGCAGTTACAGTTTGATCAGTTTGTGCAGCCTTAAGAGCAGCCTCTTGGGCAATCACCGTATTCTGGGCAGTAAGATTGTCCGTTTGAGCCTGTTTTATATCGAGATCAGCAATAGCACTTACCATAGGAAGGGCACCCATCAAAGTATTTCCCCATTCCGGAGAACGAAGTTCCGGAGGCGATGTATCAGGAGAACGAATAGACGAAGCCTGACCGGGTTGTCCTTGAGAATACATGAGCATGGGATTAAGCCCAGCCTCTTGAAAACGTTTCATTTGCTCCTGCGGGGAGTTATAAGAATTTTGCTGCTGCCAAAGCCATAAATTATCACGGAATTGTTGGCCATACATTTCACGTTGAAACTTTTGATTTTCACGATTGATAGCAGCCTGATTTCCAGAATTAATAGCAGAACCAGCGATAGCGCCGAGACCGGCGAGAATTGCTCCTAGTGGCATAAGAATACAAATTAAGAATGTGAACGTAGATAGTCCCGTAGGAAGAAGGGGGCGCTCGCCGCCCCCCTTCACCCCCCAGCAGGTAATTAGGGGTTTTATTAACCGATTAAGAGTAGAACGCAACAGATAGTACATTTTTACAAAAAATTTTAGGTTAACACCGTCCGGGGCTGTGCCCCTGGAACCCCCTTAAACGTAGATTAGACACCAGGCACCAAACAAAGAAGCACTTTCGAAGCACAACGTTACACTTAGTTTTTCTTCCGTGCAAGTTTATTTTAGTGCCTAGTGTCATTTAGCCATTATACATCAAGTGGTATAATGGCTTCGGCATCGTCTTGCGACTTAGCCTTTTTTATTTCATCTTCTGCAATACGCTGAAGATGAGACTGTTGCGATTTAACAGATTTACGAACCTGCAATGCAAGATGAGCACGCTCAACTTTGTCAAGACGCTCAAGACCGTCAAAGTCAGGACTTTCGTTAAAAGTACCGTTGAAAATAGGAACATCCTGTCCTTTGCGGTAACGATCCACAAGAACACGAATTGGAAGGGTTTGTCCGGGTACAGTCTGCGAGGGAAGGTTATTTTTCTCGCCCTTAGGTTGCACATACGTGCGTTGATGTCTCATAAATAACGATTTTTTTGTGAATGTTTAGAAAAGAATTTCGTCCATTTATTACGTCTCGAACTTTCGACAGTTTCGTCATAGGTTTGCGCGCCGCTATGATTGCGGCGCGCGACCTGTTCAGCAAGATATACAGCGGATGCAACCAAATCGGGCTGCGCCTTAATTTCGGCTTCATCAAATATCATTTTACGGTAATACCTTGGCATAGCCACCTTGCGACCATCCAGTTTTGTAACAAACAAACTACCAATGTCCTTCTTATGATAATCGATAGAATAATCATGAACATAAGTCTGTCCCAGGCCTTTCGACATCAAAGCAAACTCAAGTTGCCTGTCATCACGAGAATGCAAGGGTTTATGTCGCGGCTTATCGATATACTTCATAGTATAGGCAATAGAATCACCGGAAACATTGCCAACGTGCACAGTACCAAGCGGCTTATCATCCAAATGCCAAGCCTGAAAGAAAAATTCAGGATCAGGAACATTAAACACAATAGCATGATAGTGAGGCCGCGAAGTTTTACCACCATATTCACCGACGGCGTAGTAACGTATTTTATCCCCCCCAGGGGGGACTATCTTCCTAAGACGCTTAAAGTATTTTTGCAAATCCGTCTTTTCCAAAGTCATAAACCCATTTTGAGAAATAGGAACATGATCTGTGTTATAAGTAAGAGTAACAAAGTTGGAAGTCAAAGAAACCTTATCTTCTTCCAACAATCGAAACACCCACTCATTCATCCGACGATGACGGCAAGCAGGACACCGGCCACATGGAACCGGAAACCTTTTCCACTTGACTTCGACCATAAAAGGAGTATAGCAAGCCATATGAAGTTACCATAAACGCTTTAGAATCCGTTTCAAATAAGTATACTTAGCACGAAAACCAGCATAAGACCTCATATAGTAGGAATACCAAAACGCGGAAGTTTCCGTACAGCAGACATTTTCATATAAATCTGCGCATACAAGTTGTCAGCATTCAAATCCTCAAAAGCAAAAATCCGGGTAGTAGGATCAGCCGTAACAAAATCACCATTCAATTCAGGATCACCTTCAAATTGGCGACCCATGTGCCAAAACGATTGAGTAGTCTTAAAATCACCACAAACACGCGAATTCTTAAAACGCTTTTCAGAATACCGAGGATTGTACCCAAAGGTACCCTCGGGTTCGGTATGATTAACGGCAACCTCTTTATTAAGTACCTCTTGCTCACCAATGTTCGCAAACACGGGATTTACATAGTCAAAACGATCGAAACGGGAAAACTCACGAGGCAAACCGTCCTGATACGCAGTATCGGGAAGAACAGACACAATACCAAGCATCCAACCATGTTCCTCGGCGCGAAGGGAAATAGTATCACCACCACCAACAGAAATACCGTGACCGGCCATTTGACCAACAGGGATTTCCTCGGAAGTCTCTTGAGCAGTTGCAAGAACCTCGGAAAATACAACATTTTGGATAGTACCACCAAGATATTCAGGACGCTGCAAACGAGCATCGGACGAACGGACACCAAACATTGAAAGAAGCCACTCAACATACCGAGTACCACCACGGGCAGAGCGCTCAAGAAACTCCTGAAGACGGAAGGCGCGACGTAACGTATTAATAGTTACAGCCTCGGCTTGAACATTAACAGTCAAAGAACCATTAGGATCAAGAGCAGCATTTTGGTTTAACTCCTGATGCCACATTTGACCACCATCAACACCGACGGTGCCGTCACCAAGCGGAACACCATCCGAAGGTTTTACAATATTAGGATTGTGACCAGCGGTAAACTCAACAGGAATATCATTCTCTTGCGTAAGCGGAAGTAACACGTCGTCACCCTTTTGCGCAAAGGGAAGGCAGGAAGTAAAATAGTCATGCTGCCAACAACGAGACTTCAAAACAGGACTATACGTATCAGGGTCATAATTAGTACCATTATCACCAGCGACAAGAGGAATAAATACCGGATTAATCAAATTTTGATCCCGATAATATTCGTCATAAATGAGGAAATACGCAGCCAACGGCATGGGATTATACAGGACAGCGCCACTATTAGTAGGAACAGTTGGATAACCAAGATAGTCGGCAGGAGAACCAAGAGTAAACACTTTGGAGGTATTGTTCATAGTAGCATACGGGTGTTCCACTTCCAAGTCACCAGTTATCCACTTCCCAAAATCTTTCCAGAGTAAACGATTGGGAACAAAGAAAAAATCGGTCCGAACCCTTACACGATGCATAACAGGAGCAAGCATGGGCGCAAGCCGGATCATAATATTAGGTTGGACCTGAATACGGTCCCCTGGGATTATTTCCTCACAAAGAATAGGTGTGAGTTTGCCCATTTTAAACGACATCTT